TAGCACTGCTATTACTTGTGTCAAGCCCAGTGGAACAGTTTCCCAACTGGTTGACTCAGCTTCTGGCATTCATGCTCGTCACAGTCCCTATTATATCCGTACTGTGCGTGGAGATAATAAAGATCCATTGACACAGTTCATGATTGATCAGGGTATTCCTAATGAGCCTGACGTAATGAAGCCTGACGCTACTACAGTGTTTAGCTTCCCTATGCGTTCTCCTCTGGGTGCTATTCATACTGCTGACATGACTGCTATAGAACAGTTAGAGATGTGGCTTATGTATCAACGCCACTGGTGTGAGCATAAACCTAGTGTAACTATTAACGTCAAATCTGACGAGTGGTTAGAGGTAGGAGCCTTTGTGTATAAACACTTTGATGAAATGTCTGGTGTGTCGTTCTTACCGTTTAATGAGCACACTTACCAACAGGCGCCTTATCAAGAGTGTGACAAAGACCACTACCACGAGGTTGTAGAGACCTCTCCTAAAAGCATCGACTGGACTAAGTTGGCTAACTATGAAGTAGAGGACAACACCAGCGGTATGCAGACTATGGCCTGTACTGGTGACGTCTGTGAGATGGTGGACATTACATAATGGTAGAAGTTAGAAAGAAGTTTGAGCAAAGTCTGTACGATAGGTTTGACAACCCTGCAAAGGTCAAGCTTATCGAAATACTAGAGAAGCAGGGGCACACAGTGTCTAACGTAAAGGAGAACTACTACGCAGATGTAGAGACTGTTAAGAAGGGTGTGACATACTACTCAGAGGGTGAAGTCAAGAGGGCATGGAAGGAGGAGTGGCCCGATGATTGGACAGAGATAAGAATACCTCACCGTAAGTCTAGGTTACTTAAGAAGTATAACAGTAACGTAAACTTCTATGTCTTTAACATTCACTTAACCCAATGTTGGATGATCCGAGGGCAACAGATGACAGAAGAGGTTGTAAGGACTGCTAAAGGTCGGTATATTGCTAAGGGGGAATTGTTCTACCATATTCCTTATAAAGAAGCGGAGTTAATAAGATTGTAGAAAGGGTAAGATATGGTATATGTTTATATAGTTGTTTTAAGCATGATGAAAGACGGGGAGCCTCACTTCTCTGTGAGAGCCCCTAATGCGACCTACAAGACAGAGGAAAGGTGTCAGGCTGTAAGGGAACTTAACATGCTGTACTTACTTGAGACCAAGCCCGACCCTAGCTATAAGTTTGTGAGTCAGTGCGTGGGGTTCCCCTCTCCCTTAAGTAAGAAGGGGGATTTGTAATGCCAGAGGTCTTGAAATTTGTTAAGCCAGACTATAAGTTATCTGATACAGATAAACAGTTCCTTGAACTAGAGGAGCAGAAACGCCAGATAGAAGAGCAAGCTAGGCTTATAAGGAGTAAAGATGGCTAAGTGGAAAGAGGTTGCAGCGTTTAACCCTTGTGACGACATGGTTAATCACCCACCCCATTACGGGACAGGTGAGATAGAGTGTATTGAATACATCGAAGACTTCTTAACTGAAGAGGAGTACATCGGATACCTACGTGGGAATATTGCCAAGTATTTACACAGGTGGCGTTATAAGAATGGGGTGCAAGACTTAAAGAAAGCTGAATGGTACGGGGCTAGGTTGATTAAGGTGGTGGAGAATGCCTGATGTTATGTCTATAGTCCTTGTTGTTCAAACCTTGTTAATACTTTGGCTAGTAGGAAAGGTGGACAGGCTAGAGAAGGAAGTAGAGTTTAAAATGAAGGTGCCTATGTATGCTCTGTTTAGGCACTTAGAAGAAGAGCACAACAAATGAAAAAAGCCCCCGAATCCTACATGGGAAACGGGGGCTTACTTATTTGTATAACTTTGGTACACAGTAGGCGACTGCTCTATCTTGGGGAGTTATACCGTGAGTGCTATACCTCTTGACAAGTGCAGCAGCATGACGGTTACAATCATCTAATAAAGTAAAGGTTAGGGTGGCATCTACTAACTCTCTACTCTCTCCTGTACCTATATATAGTAGCAGTAAAAATACATACATGGCTACTTCTTGCCAAAGAACTTACTCACAGACCTCATGCCTATACTGGCACTAACGATACCCCCTAAGGCAATCTGATACCACTGAGGCATAACCTCAAGTGCAGCAAAGCCACGGGCTACAATATCGTTGCCCCAATCTCCACAGAAGGCAAGTATTAGTGGGATACTGAACAGTAGGGTAATCCACTCATCTTTCCATGAGTTCTGAGTACCCTTCATAGCTTCTATGTCCCAATCAATCTCACCAGTAAGCTGCTTCTTCTTAATCTCAGCTTCGGTTAACTTGATCTGTGTCTTGCCATCTATAACGCTTGTGGCTAGTCCTGTTAGACTACTGATAATAGAACCTATCATTTTTCATGTCCTAACCATACAGCAAAAGCACCAGTCATAGCACCAGTCACAGTAGCTGTTAGAGCAGCCGCTTGTGAGGTCATGGTCTCAGGGGTTAAATCCATAAACCAGTACAAGACTTCTATATACATAAATGTCATAACCAGCATCATAATGCGTGGCAATATTTTCCAGTGTAAGAATCTTTCCATAGTAACGCTCATACGAGTCTCCTTTACATAACAGACGCTATTAACCAGATGCCCCCACCAAGTATGAGCAGGATACCAAAAGACAGTCCACCTATAGCTAGGTTGTTCTGTATCTGGCGTTTAGCTTCCATCGCAGCGTAAACTGTTTCTTCTCTCTCTTTGCGCATTTGTCTACGCATCTGTAGCATGTCGTCATAAGTAGACGGGCCGAACCTCATATTGAGCATGAACTTTATTTCCTTCTCACGCTCCATGAGGGTCTTCTTACGGATGACAATATCCATAGCTTCTTGTTCTATGTTGTCATTACCGTGGGTCTTCTTGTCTAACCAAGTAGGGTTCTTACGTTGGGACTCAGCCTTGTTAATATCTGCAACAGCATTATACCAAGAGCCAAGCTGTGTCGATATGTCTTGCATTTCACGACCAGCACCAACTAACAATTTAATACCCTTGAATGCAGTATTAGCCGCAGCAAAGGCAGTGACTGGATCAATCATACCCTTCTTAGTCCTTCTCCATTACCTCTAGCATCCTTTCAAGGGACTCTTTAATTCCCTTTATGTTCTCTTCGATTTTGCCTAGTTGCACAGCTTGCATATTAGACGATGCTTCAACAGCTTTTACATCACCACTTATTCTAACTATAGAGGCGTAGTTAGCATCTACGTCTGCCCTCATTTGAGAGATACTCCAAACTATCATTGCCGCTTGAAGCACCAAGGCAAACAGTAGAGTTGCCGATATATTTTTACCCATTACAAAGCAGTCTTCCTCGCCCCTAGTCACAGGGATAGGCTTTCCAGTCTAGCTGAAAGTGTGGCCCATCAGGGAACTTCTTCCAGTCACCACCCCATACGATCTTAATATCTAGTTCCTTTGCAGCAGCTTTCATAGCATCACCGATAGGGTAGAACTCGTCCCACTCCCATGATACAGGGTAGGGGACAACATCCACTGCATGACCCGTCAGGTGACGAGACTTGAGTGTGGTTGACTTACCTGTCCTCTTAAGCATACGCTGACGTTCAATATTACGAACACCTTCAGTTACACTAAAGTCTTTTTCACTAATCTCTAATGCTCTTGTAACAACAGCAACCATATCGGGATGTACCCCAGACAAGTTCTGTTTACTTCGTAGTCCTAGCTTGTATCCCATTGGTTGCTCCTTAAGATGGTTTAGTGGGCCATGTGATTGTGTTCGGGAACCCTGATTGTTGTGGCACATTTAACAGGTCTGTTCTGTATTGTGACCACTCTGTTTGCTTATCAGATGTAAGTTCTGCCCAACGTAAGGGATTAGTAACCAAGGGGTCAACCTCTGTAAGTAACTTGTAGTCACGGTCAGAACGAACCTGATCTGCTGTTTCTGCGTCTAGCTCTGCCTGAGTAGGTGCAACGTAAGCTGTAAAATCTGCACCTATCAAAGACATTAACTCGCTGTTGTTAACAGTGTTGTCAGTGTCGGAGGGGTCTAAAGTGTAGGGTATCCACCCGTAATCAGGGTGATTGATCTCTACATCAAAGCGAGTGTTATCAGAGTTAAGTGATTGTGCATTACGCACTTGTGTAATAGTCACTATGAAATCCTCACGAATGAAGTTGCTCTTTGATTAAAGCCACCGAATGCTGCGCCAACGTGGCCCATTGCTCTCCACGTTCCAGAAGGTGTACCACTTGGAGAGATTATTATATTATTACCCCCAGACCTAGATACACCAGCGTAGGTCAGTGAACTTCCAGAGTATGTTGACCCCGCAGATATTGTGCTACCTTGTGCTGTTGATGTTCTTGCCAGAAAAGCATAAGTACCAACATCTCCAAGAGCCGTACTGCCCCCAGCAGGATCATCATATGATATGTCCGTACCGTCTGAGGTTAAAACTTGACCTGCTGTTCCGGGAGCTAGTGCTGCTGTAGTACCGCTTGCATTACTATATATAATCTGACCTCTAGTCAGTGTAGGTGTAGCAGCAGCCCAAGACAGGTCTGTACCGTCTGAGCTAAGGACAGTACCAGCACCACCAGCCGCTAGTCTAGCAGTCTCTCCACTAGCATTACCATAAAGTATAGAACCCCTAGTAATGGCATCTAGCTGATTTAGCTCACTAGCAGCAGCGGTCATACTTGCGTCTAAAGTAATAACATCTACCCACCCATCGTTAGCCTCGTTCCTAATCTTGAGGGTATTAGTGTCTGTCTCATACCACCACTGATTAGCATAGGTAGTAGAAGGCTCTGCATCACCAGAAGAATTAGAAACAACAGCCAAGATAGCGTTATTTATATCTGTCCTAGTGGCAGGAAAAGTCTGATTAGCTATATTAAAATCGTGTTGACTCATGTTATGTATCCTACTCTGGCTTTACAGGCCACGTTACGTTAGGGAAACCCTCTGCCGCTGGCAAGTCTCGCAGTGCTTGTCTGTATGTTTTCCAAGCGTCTGACATAGTTACATCGCTTAATGCTCTCCAATCAGTAGCCGCTAATTCAACGTCCCTTGTACCTCTAATCCTAGATGCTTTTTCTTCATCCGTTGAAAAATCTACTACTGAACCAGAACCGTCAGAATTAACTACATTGTAGTTGTTATTAAGAGAAGTCAGCCATTGCTCGGGTGTCAACTCAATGTTCGGTGTAGGTATAGTATCATGTAGGTCATCAGTATAATAACCTAGAAGACGATTGTCGGGACTTATGTGAGCATAATATTTCAAAACTTAGTGTCCTATTGCTATGTAGTAGATCCCAGTGGCAGGCACCGCACCCCTAGAGTAAAAGGTCACGCCTGATGTAGAAGGTGCCCCTGACGCCCAAGCAAAGCTGTTGACAGTAGATGCGGCGTGTGGAGATATGGCTATGGTTCTACAGGCGTTTGGAAAAGTTGTGGCAAAGGTAACAGTGCTTGTACCACCTGTACCAATGGAGCCACTTTTCCCCCATTGAATAATCAAACCGCCGACTAGGGTGATGTACCCAGTGGCTGCGGTTGATAATGCGGTATATGGATTAGAAGCACTTGCAGCAGCCCACGATATGTCAGTGCCATCACTTGTAAGGACAGTTCCAGCACCACCCTTGACAAGTTCTGAGGTTACACCAGAGTTATTGCCGTATATAATAGAGCCTCTAGTTAAACTGTCTAAAAGGTTAATGTCTGCCCCAGATGCAGTAATAGCTGTTGCCCCAAGAGTTAGCCCTTGTGTAGTGATAGACAACACATTATTATTAGACTGATCTAATACGCAAATACTGACCCAAGCATTGTTAGCCTCATTACGAAGCTTTAAGGTATTGGTATCTGTCTCATACCACCATTGATTAGCATAAGTAGTGGTAGGCTCTGCATCACCAGAAGAATTAGAAGCTAAAGCTACGAAAGCACTGTTAAGGTCTGCCCTAGTAGCAGGGAATAGTTGATTAGCAATGTTAAAGTCATGCTGCGACATTATGTTAGTTCCTTTCCGTAGCCCTTAGCTACATAGTCTAGGGTTACAGCGTTTGTACTGACTGACGAACCAGTAAAGATGTTCATAGTAAAACCAGTTCGGCTTTTGTTTGTGATTGTGTATCTGTCACCATCTGTCATATCAGCTAAGGATATGCCTATAGCTGGTACATTAGCAAAAGCGTTTGTAAAGGTTACGTTAGTGGTCCCCGTAAAGGTTATGTCAGAACCCGATTCTACCCGATCAGGCATGTCTACTTCAACAGACAGTTCACTTATCTGAGGGGAAGAAGTGTCGTTGGTTGATCCTAGTATTGCCCTAAACTCAAAAGCTCTTGCAGTTATATCACTTACGGAAAATGACTGCCAATCTGTCCAAGTAGGTGTTCCAGACGGGTCATCGTCAGTGTGCCTCAACTCTAAGGTAACAGATGTATCATCTGCATCAGACCCTACAGTATCAAATTCTCCTGTCGCAGAGTCAAAAAGTGTAGACTGTAAATCAAAAGTATCGGCATTGTTAAACCTAGTGGACTCAAAACTGTAGCCTAATCTGCAAGTAGCTTTAAAACCAATGTCAAGGTTGTTAGCAAAGTAGTATATGCCAGAACTTTCAAAGGTAGTTACAGTGTCGAAGTTGTTGGGCCTATCGTCAAAATCTCCCGTTGCAGAGTCAAAAAGCTCACTTATGAGCAGTAATTTATTGTTAGCCTTTTCTACGTTTGACTTAACTCCGCTAAAAGAGGGATGTTCTGTGAGCGTGGCTACAACATTCAACTCTTCCATACCAACGCTGGTGATAACAAACTTGGCAGCATTAACTGAGGTATTAGACCCACTAGCGGTATCGTCTACAGCTTTTATAAAGTAAGTTCCTGGACCTGCATCTGACAGAGATAAAGTACTACTACTTGAAGGTACTTCAGCTAATAGGAAAGAGGAGTTATATAAAGCACCAGAAGTAGCCTTAGAGTATCTAATGATGTAGTGAGCTAAGTCTAAGTCAGGTACTGGTGTCCAGCTTAGGAATAAGTTGCCTCCGACAAGGTTGCCAGAGAAGTTAGTTACATCAGCAGGAGGTGCTCCTAAAGGCTCTACAAATTGATTAGCCAGAGTATTATATGGGCCGTGAACACCCAAAGAGTTAGTAGCTCTTGCTCTTACATCATAAAATCCGTCTTCTATGCCTACGACCTCTACACGGTCTGTACCTACAAAAGCTCCGATTGTACCTAAAGACGTATAGTTTGTATCCCCTACTTTTCTATACTGTACCTCTGCTGTGTCCATAATGTTAGCAGTGTTTGTAACATCTATGGTCATAACCCCCAATACTTTACCCTTAACTCTTCTTAGTTCTGACCCCAAGGTTAACCCAAGGCTAGGCACTGTAAAGGGAGACAACAGAGTAGTATTATCTCTCTCGTAGACTATACCATCGTTGACTTCATCAAAGACACTTTCAGATATTTCCTTGAGTGTCATTTCTACTTGTAGGTCGTACTCGTTCTGTAGACCAAATGTCCAAGAGGCAACCTCAAACTCTTTGTTAGTCCAACCAAGTCTGGTGTTAGTGATCCTTACATTGTCACCTGTCTGTACTTGAAAAGCCCTAAGACCAAATGAGGCTTGAAACTGTAGCTGTTGTCTATTGCGCTCAAGCATGATCCTAGCTATACGCCGAGATTCTATTGAGTTGTCGGTGAACGGTAAGTCCATGTCTAAGGTAGACTCTAGACCACCATCAGCAGTAACAAAGGCAGCGTTAGTTACAGGTGGGAAGTCTGTCACTTGCCAGTTACTTTCGTCACCCCTAAACGTACCATTAACTGTGTTGAAGTTATCTCTACGAGAGTGTCTAGTTGCTAGGCTTATACCTGACCTAAGATCGTCTTCATTAAGGTCTAATACAGGTGCTGTCCACTTAGCAGCCTTTACGTTCCATGCCCCCTGAGTGTACCACAGAGTAGCCCCCATAGACGTTATAAGCCCCTCTAAGAGTTCTTGTGGTGTAGTTGCTGTGGTGAAGGCACCATTGGCTGTGTATCGTGTTGTACCAGCGTCTGTGTTAGTTTCATCGCATATGTTAGCGGCAGTAGTAAAGGCTGTATCGTTTATGTTAGCAACAGCTTCACCTAATCCGTACCCTGTAGCTGTCAGATAGTCTCTTACACATAGAGCAGGGTTATCAGACCAAGCAGTAGTTGAGGTTCTAGGATCGTATACCTTCTTACCTTTAATGACAGCACTAATCTCAGGTACGCCATTAGGGAAGGCATCTGTGTCATAGGTCAACTTAACATACAGGTAAGCAATACCACGAAGTCTGTGGTTCCCTGTCCAACCAGATACAGCACTAACTAGACTACTGTCAGCAGCTTGAGTAGATGTGCCTAAGTGTTCTTTAATTGTCACTAAACCACTATAACGACTAGGTGAGGTAACATTACCACTACCGTCTATAGTTGCTACTTCATCATTAATGTATATCTCTTCAAAGGATTCTACCTCATGTCCAGCAAAGGCTATCACTCTATGTAGTTGTACGTTGTCTGTACCTGTAGTGCCATCAAATACTCTAACACCAGCGGTCTTCATCTTACCGTAGATAATTTGGTGGTCTAAGGCTGAACCTGTTTGTGTTACATTATAACCTCTGTTAGACTTACCACCAAAGCTACTTATGTCTTTAGGCTTAGGTGCCAAGGCACTCATAAGAATACCTAAGCCAGCGTGTACATAGAATACAGGCAAAAACGCCGCCGCTCCACCAGTAGCTACCATAATAGCAGCAGTAATAGCTGCAACAACAATAGCCCTGAAGATACCTTTAAAACTAAGACCCATTCGTATTCTTCCTAACTAGCAGTTCTGCCCCAAACAATTTCTTTATCTTGTAGGTCTTCGATAAAGTCTAATCCAAGGTCTCCGGGATACACTGATTTCTGGTAAGCAGAAGTGTACCTAGCAACTCTTGGTCTCTCTAGGTCTATTAATTTGTTTTCTACAGTTAGTTCTATAGTAGCTGTATCAGGGGATTCCTGTATGTTCATCTGATCCATGTAACCAGAGAACACTTGGGTTAGGGCTGTAGTGTCTGAGGTAATACCAAAGTAGATGTTACACACTCTGCCTTGGTATGGCTGTGTAATGGCTAGTGCAACTACCTCAGAGGTCATGCCACTAAGGGTAATAGTTGCACCCCTAACAGATAAATCAGATGCCTCTTGTACATCAGAGATGTTTAGTAAATTGCCTGATCCTGTCCAAGTATGCCCTCCGTAGGAAAGGTCTCCAACCCCTGTCCACAACCTAATCTCGTCAGGGCTATCAAACAAGAGTTCTACAGCAAAGAAGGGGGAGATTACATCATCGTCTAGGGCATTAAGTACTACCGAGGGAATAGTCCTAGTCATTATGTAATTACCTCTACAGCCTCAAAAGAGATACCATAGGTACTAGAGTTCCCTATCTCCCACTCTTGTACATTACTTACCAACCTAAAGACACCCTTAGCGTTGTCTACAGTCACAGCAGCACCAGAGTAAGTAGCCTTGAGGTTAGGCCATATATCTACTTAACCTGTAGCTGATACGTCTGCCAAAACTTTATGTAACTTAGATGTACTGGTTGTACCCAGTTGTATGTAGTCACCAGCTTTAAGGGTTGTCCCGTCAGAGATAGTAATGGTTACAGAGGAGTCGCCAGCAGTACCCGTAGCTGTAAGAGAACTGTTAGTAGCTGTACCTCTGGGTTCTGTGCAGTTAGGATCACCTAAAAGAAAGGTATGCACTGGTCCCTGTAACGACAACAAGAAAGCTACCCAAGGTTCACCTAAGTCTCTGCGTACAGGTGGTATGGTAACTGAGGCTTTCCATGCTTGACCTGTGTGTTGTACTACCTGTTGCTTATAAGTAAAGGGAGACTCAGAGGTGGCAACAGCGTTCATAGCACTAAGAGTTATTTGTGCAAATCCTATATCAGTTGGTGCAGTCTTTAGTGCCATGAGGTTTCCTTAACGAAGTTATGAAGAGGTAATAGTTTCCCAAGCAGAACCTGTGTTAAAACACATCTTGCCTAGTGTGGTGTCAAAGACTTGCATACCAGCTCTGTTAATTAACGCATTCTTCTCGGTGGTTGTAAGACTGGGAATTATAGCACTCCTAAGCTCCATAGTAGATATAGCTTTAGTTTCATCAGCACTAATATCTACGACTACAAATTCATCAGTAAGAGACAGGTCAGCACCTGCGATATTACTTAGCTCTGTAATTTTCTTGTCGGCCATCTGTTTTAATCCTTACCCAAACGCTTGTTTCATCTGACCACCTCTGCGGCGATCATCCATTATCTGCTTCTTGGTCATGTTAGCGATAGCTGGGGCTTGTTGTGCTATGATCTTCTTAACACTCTCGTCACCGTTAGCAGTAAAGTTAAAGTTCTGATGAATGATAACGTCACCAGCACCACCTTCTGCCTGTACTCCTAGCTTACCATTCTTACCACGCTTGAGTGGCATAATAGCTTCTGGGCCAGCTTCTCCCATAAGACCTGTGCGACCACCTGACATACCAAAGTTAGTAGGATGACCTACGACACCACCATTAGCAAAAGGTATTACGTTACCACCGTAGAAGGCACCACCATTGGCAGCTTGCATTGCATTTATATGCGCATTAGAGCCATAAGTCTTACCTCCGGGACTATAACCACCAGCAGGTGTTCCACCACTCAAGCCCCCATATATAGCAGAACTAATCATACCTGTGATCTGTTTAACAACAAAGATTTGATACAACTCAGCAATGATAGCCCTAGCCATATCTTTAAAGGCATCAGAGACACTCTTAGTACCGTCTACTATAGAGGTCATTGCACTGCCAAAACTGTTAGCTATGGTGTCTGCTATGTGTTTATTCTGAGCGTCTATTTCTTCCATAAGTTTGACCTGTTCTTCTCTAGCAGCCATCTCTTGAGCTATGCCATCTATCCTAGCCAGAGTAGCAGCTTTGTCAGACTCACTCATAGTAGCCATCTGCTCTTGTACTTTAGACATTAGAGCATACTTGGTGTTCTCTAGTAGTATTTCTTGGTCAGTGAGCCCTATCAGTGCCCTGCGTTGGTCAAGCTTAAGGCTCATAGACCGTTCTTCTTTGAGTAGAATATCAAGAGCAGACTTAGGGGTTTTACCGCCGCCAGTTTTACTCTTTTGCTCTTTGGCGATTTTTAGCTCAACATTATAGGTTTGCTGCGCAACTTTCAACCGCTTCTTTGCGGCCTCAGTAATCTCATCCTCAGTTTTGGTACGATCAACTCCCAAAGCCTTTTGCTGCCTTCTTAGCTCCAAAGTTTCAGCTTGTATTTTATCTTGCTGGACCTCTAGTCTCTGTTTTGCACTTGCTTCACCAGAGGTTCCACCTTCTTGCAACACCCTAAGCTTTGCTCTAAGCCCCGCAAGTTTTATTTCTTCTGACTGACCTCTAGTTAAGAAAGTCCCATAAGCTCTTGCGGCACGTTCGATCTGATTAGCCAACTCTCTAGCAGCTTCTGCTTGTTCTCTTATTACCTTCCTAGCAGCTTCAGCCTTTTCACGAAGTCCTATCCTGTCTTGCTCATTCTCGTAACGCCGGTTCTCGTCATACAACTCTTTTTCAGCCCTAGCCTGAGATTCTAAGATTGCCAAATCTCCCTGAGCATCTAACTCTTTCATCTTCTTCTCGTAAGCCGCATTTACTTCAAAGAGCTTTCTTTCCTCTTCAGCTTGGGCTTCTAAGATTGCCTTATCACCGGCGGCGTCTAGCCTTGCTTTTTCTCTTTCGTAAGCCTCACGTTCTCTTTGAGTCTTTCTACCTTGTGCAGCTAGTGCTTTCTGAAACTCCTTCTCCCTGTTCTCTTCCCTTGTAGCCGCTTCTTCCGCAAGCTTCATACGTTCTTCATAAATCCTAACAGCTTCTGCTAGTTCTGCATCTGCTATCTTTTTTGCCCTCGTGTATTGCTCGTCAGCAACTTTTATAAGGGCTTTATCTCTTTCCTTTTGACCTTTACCGATTTGCTTTTGCATAAAGTCCATAGACTTTTGGTTACGGAGATTGGTTCTAGCAGCCTCCTCTTCGCCTTTTAGCCTAGCTTTATATATGGCAACAGCATGGTCTAGTTCTGCATCTGCTAAGTTTTTTGCCGCCCTATACTTTATCTCAGCAGCTTTTATGAAGTCTGCGTCTCGTTGCTTTTGACCTTTATCAATTTGACTTTGCATAAAGTGCATAGACTTATGATTACGGAGAAGGGTTGTCTGAGCCCCTTTTTCGGCTCTTAGCCTATCTTGCTCCCTTTTCTTTTGACCTTTATCAAGTTGACTTTTCATAAAGTCCATAGACTTTTGATTACGAAGAGAAATACGGGCCTGTTCTTTAGCAGCCTTGTCTTGTGCCTTCTGTCGAGCTTTAGCTATCTTAGCCAAAGCTTTCGCTATGTCTACCTGTAACTTAAGGGCCTTCTTTCTTGCGGCAGCTCCAGCTTTCGCTAAAGCTTCGTTGCTCCTGTTCTGACTAGCTTGCAATAACCCACTGCCATCTATTGCAGACTGTAATTGAGAGTACTCTTCACGAAGCTCTTGCATCTTTTGGACAAACCTCTGACCTGCTATGGTCAGTGTATCAAACCCGTTTGTACTCTGCCTGATCTGCCCCTCAAATTCTTCTATTACACGGGCCGCATCTCCTGCTGTACCAGACTGTTCTGCTACAAGAAGTTGTTTAAAGTAGTTTTCTACATCAGTAGCACTGACCCCAGTACCGAAACCTTTGGCGAGGTCCTCAGCATAGGCTTTACCCGCTTCTTCCCCCGCCGAGGCGTAACCCTTATAAGCTCTAGGAGCAATCACGGCGAGCAGGGTTGGTGAAATGTCTATCACACGCTGCGCTGCGTCAGCAAGGCCAAGCATATCGGCAGCGACTGACATTATAGAACCTTTTGACTGTTTAGCGTACTCTTCTAGAGAAGCTCTAAAGTCAGATTCAGCGATAGCAGCGTTTAAGTCTCTTACAGAGTCTGCCATCCTAGCCATAGAACCTGCCATACTTCCGTACTGTTCCCCCAAGTCCTTAAGGTCTAGAGGTTCCATCGAGTCTACTAAATTCCCAATAGAGTCTTTAAGGTCATCTAAGACTTCCCCAAAGTCCCTCGTATCATTAGTTGCCATATTAGTCTGGTAGATTAGGTTGCCAATCGCAGCAGCAGCGGCAATTACGGCACCTACAATAGCACCCCTAGTACCAAAGATACCAGCTAACTGTGAACCCTGTTGTCCGAAGGCTACGAGGGCGTTCTGTCCCGAGGCAATCTGTACGATAAAATCATTGACCTGATAACCTGCTTGTTGCAGACCAACTGATGCAAATCTCTTAGTCCTCTGTTGGGCTCTGTATGCTTGGTCCCCGTAACGGGCAAACTGGTTTCCTGCGTCTACAATTTGTCCACTTTTACTTGCAGCTATGAAAGCGTCAAAATCAGCTTTTAGTGCTTTAATTGCACGAGAGGCTCTTTCAGGCCCGTCTTCCATACCTTCAAAGGCTCTGTCTATATCCTTAAGGCCCTGCTTGTACCTTTTAGTGGCAGCGTAAGTACTGTCATAGGTCATCCGAAGTTTTTCGGTGTCGTTCTTAGTTTTTTCTCGCTGCTTGGCTAAATTTGCTTCGGTTCTAATAGCAGCTTTCTGCTCTTTTTCTAGCACCTTATCGGTATCTATGTAGTCTTGAAGCGTTCTTATCTCTTGTTGCAAGATACGTTCGTGAGCTTCAATCTGCTGTGTCCTAGCCTCCCCAACAAGGTTGTCTTTTAGACGCTGCTTGATAAGCTTATCTTCTAACCTAATCAGTCGTTCAGTAGCCGTCATACCCCTCTTAGCGGCGGCGGCTTCTGCATCGTAGTTACTTTGGCGATGAACACTGACCTTGTTGAATGCAACTAACGATTTAGTTGCCAGATCAATATCTTTCCTGTTGTGTACTACGAATCTGAGGTCAACTGTGGGCATTACTGCGTCCTTATGTATATTACGTCAAGCTCTTTGACGGCTTCTACTTCTCTGGGGTCTAGGGGTGTGCCTGTTAATTCTATCCAAGACTTAATGTTTTCATAGGTTAGAGGGTTAGCACCACTAAAACCCCCTGTCCTAGCCTTGCTACATGCAACAAAGGCAGACCAGATATGAGACAAAAGAACAGGGAAGTCTGGTCCCTCTAATTCCTTTGGTCTAATACCCGTCTGCCTCTCTACTTGTTCCAGATGCTCACGCTCGCTTGTTCCACTTTCATCAGTCTTGTTGAGTGCGAAGGAATGTTCCGCAAACTCAAGCAAGTCTTGGATCAGGCTTTCGTAAAATCCACAGAGTCAGCAACAGCCTCCTCTATCTGATCCTTAATCCAGAACAAGTTTGTGTAAACCTCTTTGCAGAGTGCCGGTGTTAGCTTAGGCTTCTTACCATCGTAAGTAATGTCCCAAGCTGCTGTTGTCCGAACTAAGAGGTCGATTGTGTCTGCCTCTAGTTCCTCTGCGGAAAAGTTAGTAGCTTTTCTCTTTGATGCTTTTGCAATACGCTTGTTTGTATGTTCGTGCATCACAGCCTTATACTCCTTAGTATGGGGAGCGTATACTGTGATAGACATTTCACTACCGTCTTGGTTAGTGAGTGACTCCAATGTAGATGGGTGTACTAAGAGTACTTCTACAGTATCGGAGGTAGGTTTTAAGTTCATTAAGTCCATGTCAGGTTCCTGTCAGGGTTATGTCGGGTAGAAATAAAGGGGAGCATCAGACCCGACACCAATGCCCCCCGCCCTAGCTAGGGATTAGTCTGTACGAGTAATCTTCAAGTTACTTGCAGTTGTCGTGTCGTACAGTGCGGTGAAGCCAAGGCTAATTACACGGCTTGTTGGACCATCCACACCTACATCAGCAGAGTTAATCTTAACTCGTGGGAATAGGAAGGTGTAAGCATTGGCAGCAGTTGGGTCATTGACCGACACTTGAATGGCTGACTCTGTTTCATTAAGGAAACGGTTAATCAAAGAGGCGTCATCAAAGTATGCTGAGAACGACCCTGTAACTTCTGCACGACCAACTTCAAGTGCTGGCGCTTCATCAGAACCAACAACAAAGGTAGGTGCGAAGGAGTTAGTTACGTTAAAGTCAATCTGAGTAATGATAGCAGAGGATGCAAGGCCAGCTACATTGTTACCAATCTGTAGGTCTCCTGAGTAGGCATCAAATGGTGCGTTAGTACTTGCTGCGTCCTGTGTCTTCTCTGTGGCACCAATGCTCATACCTTTACCAACCATACCAAAGGTAGTCGTTACCATCTGATTAGGGGCAATAGAGACACCCATAGTAGAAACAGTTTGACCTGTAAACAGACGAGCCTGATCAATGTCAGCAGAGTAGTCTTCAATAGAGAAGTACTTAGGTGTAGTACCAACCAGAAGGTAGTCATTAGAACCAGAGTCAACCCAAGTGTTAAGCATGACTGACTCAAGGAATGGATCGAAGTCACCTTTACGAAGGTCACATACAATATCACCAGCAGACTGTTTGTTACCATGACGTTCATGGCGAGGCATACGGTCAGCTTGAATATCAGTACCAGCAACTAAATCTTTAGTTAAGTTAAGTCCGTGTGAAGTGAATGGGATGTTCTGGAAGTTACCAACAGGGGTAGTTCCGAATGTGGATTCAGTAATGTAGCTTAGGCTAGATCGTGAACCCTGTGCGAAGGTAGACATTTGTTATTCTCCTAATTATAAATGTACCAGCCGATTGTGATCGGTATGTAGTACCAAGGTGTGTCTAATAGGCCCTGAGCCCTTTCAGTGTAATCTATAGACACGATGGTTGTTGTTCCGCCACTTGTGTAAGAGACGTCAGTGTTTGACTCAAAGTTGTCAATTATTAGTTCAGCTAGGGTTTCTGCTGCGGCGGGTCCAGCATTCTCTGGTGCATGTACGTTTATATGGAAGATGCCCCTATAAAGTATCTGAGCGTTTGGACCTCTTGCTGCTCTTACACGCTGCGTGGGAATAAACTCACACTGAACAAAAGAGGTGCCGGTGATAGGGTTGAACGAAACATTCTCGTAAGCTACAGAAAAAGAATTAGCAGTGGCTAGGGTGGCTAGTCGGCTTTCTAGTGCAGCTCTGATGGTTTTATGTATACTAGCCATTACTCAGCCCCTGTATCTACTGTTGCGCCACCAAGGGTGTTAGCTAGTCTCGTGTATACGTGAGACCCACCTTGACCACCAGCTCTAGGGATGTTCCCTCTTGGGTTGTTCTCAACTATACTGGCATGAGGGGAGTTGTTTCTAATGTTAAAGACGTCTTTAGTTAAGTCTAACTTACCAAGGTCAGACATAAGTTGTTCCCTAGCTACCGAAGGTTTCCCAGACTTTCTTTTACGACCTCTAGCTGACCTACTTCTTGGAGCACCAGCAGTGTTACTTAACGTATGAGACTCAATATAGGCACCTGTATCTACAGGAGACTCTAACACTAAGAACTCTATAGACTGCACTAACATCTCTCTGACAGCATCTTCTGCTATAGTATCTAAGTCTGATATGACCTCTTCAAAAGTACCTGTAAGTTTAGTTTTAGCCATGACTACTCCTGCACAGTACACAGATGACAGATGGGGATACCAGCAGAGAAGATAGTGGTCACAGAAAGTACCTTTACAGTGTCGCCGTTACCTATAACTAGGTCTTCATCATCAGGGGTTATAGCTAACCCTTGAGCAGAGATAAGAAGCTTACGAGACCCTCTTACGATTTCATCAGTGTTTCCAGCTATCCCTAGTGCATAGTTGTAGAAGTAACCTAGTATAGAATAGTCTGTTGTAGCCTCCCCTGACCTACTACCAGTAGCAGGATCATAAGTACCGTCTGTAGTAACCTTACGCAGAGTCAAAGACTGTCCGTGTTCGCTTACAAGTCTATATAAGTCACCAGACCTAAACATTACTTAGCCCTAACTGTTGTAGTCGTAAGAGTCGGATTCGTTATAACTTGCAGGATTTTTAAACCTATCTCTTCTAAAGCTGGGCTCTATTCTATCGGTATTCTCACGAACAGCTTTAACAGCAGTTGCACTAATACCACCGGCTTTGATACCTATGACAGCACCAGCAGTCTTACCCTGATACTCAAGGGTGTCTGCTAAGGTCATGTACTGCTTTGCCAGAGTAGAGTACTTAGAAGTTAAGACGCCATCAAGTTCTGTGTCAACCAGTCGTGAATACTTAGACGATATGGCCCTAGCTACCCAAGCGGCAGAGTAATAAACATTGTTGCCAGTCTGAGTAAGACTAAATTCAATCTCCTCGTTCTCTAGCTGTTTATCAAAAGTGTCTGTATCACCAGACAACAACCTAACACTGTTCAATCTGCCAGCGGCAGTAGTTGTGCCAAGGGTAGTAGGATCATACGTCCAAGCCATTAACCGTTCTCCAACTCGCCGTAGTTACGCCTCCAACTACGGATCATACCTCGTTGCTTATCTAGTACCCTAGACTTCTTACAACGCTTTTTGTCATACTCTCTTGTTGTTGGTACAGCGGCTTTCACCTTTTCGTTAATACTGTCCACAAGGGCATTAAGTCCATCTACATCTAAGGCTTCAAGACCATCGCCCACTTTCATGCCAACTTCTTTAGCTGAGTTATGAAAGAGGGTTCTTTGATTGTATAGGATACGGACTTTGTTATCGTCTATACTGAGTTCTTTCCAAGGAAAGTGATCACCAGCAGCCCATTGCCTACCGTTAGCGGTAAAGGGCACCCTTACAAACGTAGGGCGGTCTACTTGAAACGGGAAGTTTTCTTGTCTAATCATGTCGGGGTCTCCTATGTGGGTGGGACACCCTAGAGCATCCCACCAGTTCAACTATTATTGAACGATACCGTTGAAGAAGTAACCCAAGTCTGGGCCAACTACTTTCATGTCGTAGGACATTTTAACTTGAATGTGCTCTGCGACTTGCTGACGCTTGAGTGCATCATCAGAGAAAGACTCAACAGTAATACCCAGATTGTTTGCTCCAGGAATTGAGTTCCATGCAAAGGTCATACCAGCAGCAGGAGTCATAAGACCTGCATTTGATGGTGTGTGACACAACATAGCATGTTTACCACCGATAAAGGCAGTAGACTCAGCAGCACCCTCTACAGCAGTGTTCTTAACTGCTTCCATGATGTAGAGGTTCTCTACTTCAAAGATCTCAGCCAACTTAGCATCTGTGATCAGAGCAGGGTTGCTGACAGTAGAGCCACCGTTAAGGCGAGCCAGAATGTCTGGGTGGTTGATCAGAATGTCACGAACTTCTTTACCGATAACCATAGTGTTTGGCTTATAGCCGCCAGAGGTAAGTTGCATAGTGCGACGAGCATCTGTGACGTTCTGGATAGGTGTTGAGTTAGTGTAGTCGTTCCAGTAGACAGGAGTTCCTGCACCAGAAGCTGCACCAGACACACTTGTTGTCCAGACACCATTAGCGAAGAATGTAGAAGCAAACTGCTCCTCACGGTGGATCATCAGGCGCATAGCCAGAGTCTCCGCACCCGCTTGACGGATTTGTAATACTTCGTCTTCGTTAGCAATAGTCTGCTCGTCGAAGTCCATACCAAGGCCATACACATCAGCAAAGTAGCTGCTGTTGGAGATAGCCATACCGATACGGTTAACCTCAGTGCGTGGCGCAAGTTTCTTTACGTCACCAGTGCGGTTCATGTTGGCACGGTCATAGATGTAGTACTTGTCAGACTGACGTGCAACACCTACCGTGGGAAATACCTTATCTGCGATAAAGTTGTTTTGTGATTGTGCATAGGCCAGTGTCAAGTTAGACAACGGGCGGTCGATATGCACCTGTGATGGAGTTAATAGTGGCATAATAGTTCTTCCTTATTCTATGCTAACTTAAGCAGCAGCGTTGCCGCCTTGGATGAGTTCGATAGCAATGATCTGGTTAGTGACACCAGCTTCAGTTGCATAACCCATGAT